TGCGTAACGATGCCGAAGCGAAGTCAGCAGCGGGGCAAGCGCAACGGGAAGCGGACCTTGCCGCACTTCGGGAGAAATATGTCGGGCAGTCCTTCGCCGTCATCGGGGACATCATCCAAGCGAGTGCAGGCAAGAGCGAGGAAGCCCAACGGCGGGCCTTCAATGTGGCCAAAGCGGCAAGCATCGCCCAAGCCATCGTCAGTACCTACCTTGCCGTGAACTCGGCATTGGCCATCAAGCCAACGGAAACCGTCTTCCCAGGTCAGCGATTCGTTGAGGCAGGTCTTGCCCTCGCCGCAGGTCTTGCGAATGTGGCCAAGATTAAAGCAACCCAATTCCAAGGGGGCGGAGGAAGCGCACCAGGTGGGAGCGTGATGGGTGGAGCAGCAGGTGCAAGCATGACCCCGCCGCCCATCTTCGCTAATCCCCAAACCACCAACCTCGGAACGGGCGACCTGTCATCAGGCCAAGGTCAGCAGAACCAACCCATGCGGGCCTATGTGGTGGAGCGGGACATCCAGCAAACCACCAGCAGGGTGCGGAGGTTGTCCGAATTTGCAACATTGGGGTAGTTCCTACATATCCCACCATGGAACTTCCCGTTTACCGAATGACCGTGGACGAAGTGGACGAAGGCGTGCAGTTTGTCGCCCTCGTTGATATGCCCGCCATTGAGAAACCCTTCCAAGCCTTTGCTAAGACCCCGCAGCGATTCGCCGAAACGGGAGAACGCCGTGTGCTGACTGGACCGCTCATGCTGGCCGATACGCCCATCTACCGCAAGGACGACACCTACGGGGAATACTATGTCGTATTCGACAAGGCCACCATCCGCAAGATTGTCCAAAAGTATTTCAAGCAAGGCAACCAGCACAATGTCAACGCTTACCACAACGCCGAACTTGACGGGGTCTTCATGTTTGAATCCTACATCACCGACGCAGAGCGGGGCATCCTTCCCCCGAAGGGATACGAGGACACCCCCGACCGGCTCTTGGTTTGGGTCGTTCAAGGTCGAGAACGACGAGGTGTGGGAGAACCGTCACGCCTTCAAAGGTTTCTCGGTGGAGGGCTTGTTCGGCATGAAGAACACGGGCACGGAATTAGAGGTCGCACTTGCGGGCCTTGCAGACGATTTGACCAACTTTTTGCAACATATCCAACCAAACTACAAATCCCTTTAATCTATGAACCTAAAATCAGCCATTGAAACCCTGCGGACTGAACTCCGCAAGTTCACAACCCAAAAGCAATCCTTTGCCGACTACAAGTTGGCCGATGGTACGGTCATCCGTGTGGATGGCGACCTCGTTGCTGGAACGCCCGTTTACGTCATCGCCGATGACACCACCTTGCCCGCTCCCGACGGCGAACACACCGTTGAAGGCGTTGGCGTAGTGAAAACCGAAGGTGGCAAAATCACCGAAATCGTTGTGGCCGAAGCCCCAGCACCTGCCGAGGAAGTCGCCGTTGCTGCTGAGATAACCCCCGAAGTTGCGGGTGAAGTGGTGAGTGAAATCGCCGAAGGATACCCAATGGTGGACCCGTTGATGGTTGAGGAAATCGTCAAGAAGCACCTCGTTAGCATCATGGAGGAACTCAAAGCCGCCTACACCGAACTCGGAACGATGAAGGAAAAGATGGCCGCATTTGCAAGCCAAATGGAAACCATGACCGACATCGTTAGAAAAGGTTGCTGAACTCCCTTCTGAAGCCCCCAAGCCAACCGCATCCGCAATCGTGGAGCAACGGAAGGCCTCTGCCCAGCAGAACTTCAACGCACTCGCCGAAGCAATCCAATCACTCAAAAATCCTAAATAAACTTTAACCCCNNAAAACAAAGCCATGGCATTTTCATTTGGAAATCTAACCGCTTACACCGAGCAGCAAAGGTTGCCGCTCATCACCAAAGCCGTATTCTCGGCCCGTACCGCCGCCCTGTTCACTAAGCAGGTAGGTATCAAATCAGCCGCTGCGTTGAACCTCATGGACACCGATGCGAACCTTGCATCGGGTACGTCTTGCGGTTGGACTGCAACAGGCAACACCACTTTCAGCCAACGGAACATCACCGTTGCACCCATGAAAATCCAAGAGGCTCTTTGCCCTCGTTCCTTGGAGCAATACTGGATGCAGTCGCAGTTGACCGCTGGTAGCCAATACGACGGCGTACCATTCGAGCAGGCGTTTGCCGAGCAGAAGGCTCTCCGTATCGCTGAAGCGTTGGAGAACGCAATTTGGTCAGGCTCTACCTTGGTAACTGGTTTGTTGACAATCCTCAACGCCGCATCGGGTTCAACCGTATCGGGTAACACCGCTGCGATTTCGGGTTCTATCACGACCACCAATGTCATCAGCATCTTTGACAACATCTACACCCGCATCCCACAAGCCATCCTTACCAAGAATGACCTCGTNATCTTCTGCGGATGGGATGTATTCCGCACCTTGATTGGAGCGTTGAAGGCCAACACGGGTGTCATGTACAACCAAGTGGATTTGCAGGGCCTTGCCGATGGCGACATCATCTACCCAGGCACAAACGTCCGTGTCGTTGCAGTCCCAGGCTTGCTCGGTTACAACCGCCTCGTTTGCTCTTACCTCGGTAACTTCTTCTACGGCACCGACCTCTTGTCGGACGAAGAAAACTTCGAATTGTGGTACTCCAAGGACAACGATGAAGTGCGCTTCCAAGCAGCCTTCAAAGTTGGTGTCCAAGTCGCTTACCCTGACCTCGTTGTTGACTGGAAGTTGGCCTAAGTGTAAGGGGGTGGGTGACTGCCCCCCGTTATTTTCATGACCTTAACCCCATAAAATATACACTATGTCCTGCTCCCTAACTACGGGCTACGCCCTCGGATGCCGAGATTCAGTCGGCGGCATCAAAACTGTCTTTGTCCAAGCCTTCAACCCAACGGGTTCCGTGAACACCAACGGAAGCGGAACGGTCACGGGCTTCACGGGCTTTTCTTCGGGATTCTACGAATACGACTTGACCAAGGCGACTTCTTCAATGACGGAAACGCTAAACGCAAGCATGGAGAACGGCACTTTGTTCTACACCCCCGAAGTAACCTTCACCATCAACAAGTTGCAGGTTGCAGTCCGTAACGAACTGCGCCTCTTGGCTCGTAACCGCTTGCTGGTCATCGTCCAAGACAACAACAACCGTTACTGGGTGTTGGGTGCTGCGAATGGTTTGGAAGCCTCCGCTGGGACTGCTGGAACGGGTACTGCATTCGGTGACCGTTCAGGCTACGAAATGACGCTGACAGGCATGGAACCCGATGCAATGCTGAACATCTTGTCAGCAACATTCTCTGCGCTGACCGCACAAATCAGCGGTTCGTAAACTATCTTTGACCTGCGGGCCTCATACCCCGCATGGTTTAGTGGTCTGGGCCATCTCGCAAGGGGTGGCCCTTTTTTTGTACCTTTGGGCATGAGAATTTGCATCGTTTACAACGCCCACCCGACGGGGTGCTCCTTCTATCGGCTGGAGATGCCCAACGCCTACCTTGGCGACAACTACACGGAGTTCGACTATGTGTGCGTGGACAACATCGCCAATGTCAAAGACGAGGACTTAAAGACCGTTGATGTGTGGCTTTTCAATCGTCTTTGGTGTCAAGGCACGCTGGAGCAAATTCGTAAGGTCTACGAGGCTCTCACGGCGTTTGGGGCGAAGGTGATATTAGACCTCGACGACTACTGGGTGCTGGAGAGCGGACATATCATGTACCGCCATTATTTGTCCACGAAATTGGATGAGCAGATTCGGGAACATATCCGCTTGGCTGACCATGTGACCACCACGACCGAACACCTCGCACAAAAGATTCGCCTGCTGAACAAGGCCGTGACCATCCTCCCCAACGAACCCTACGAAGCATATCAGCAATACTTGCCCGACACGAATGCAGAACCCGAACCGCACCTGTTCAAGATTGGCTGGTTCGGAGGGGCGCAGCATCAGGAGGACATTGCGCTGGTGGAACATTCCTTTGGCTTGCTTGCCCATGACAAGTCGCTGGATGGGCGATACAAAATCTACCTTGGCGGGTGGAACGACGGCAACCCCGTCTATGACGATTACGAACGGATGCTCTCCTGCCGTGGCTTGAATAAGAATTACGGACGCATCCAAGCGGCTGACATCTACTCCTATGTCGGGGGCTACAACTTCATCAACGCCACGATTGCACCGCTGCGTGATACTAAGTTCAACCGCCTCAAAAGCGAACTGAAGGTCGTGGAAGCGGGCTGGATGGGCAAGGCTATCATCGCATCCGAAACCATCCCCTACACCGACATAATCGTCCACGGCCACAACGGGTTGCTCATCCCCTACGGGAAAAAAGACGCTTGGTATAAGGCGGTGAGGAAGTTTGTGAACGAACCCGACTACGCTCGCTCCTTGGCCGTGCAGTTGTCCAAGGATGTGAGGGAACGCTTTGACATAACCAAGACCGCCGAGCGGAGGGCCGAACTCTACCGAAGCATCGGGCGCAAATTGTGAAATTCGGGCGCATCCTACATTTAGGGGTAGAGTGATTTACCTATCCCCGAACACTACCAACACCATCGTCGTCACTTGGACGCAGCGGGCCTCGTCGGGGGACCGTTACATCTTGCGCCTGACCAACATCGCCAAGAATTCCACGACCGACTTCACCCTGCTGAAATCGGCCAACCTCTCGCAATACACAAACCGCTATGACAAATTTTCGCTTGCCGTGGGGGTCGGTTGAAACAGGCTCGTATAAGTATGAAGTTTACGATACCAGTAGCACGGTTGCAGCAGCCGTTGCGGTGGTTGAAACGGGCTTGGCGTATGTACAGGTAGTATCGCTGACCTTCAACACCTACGGCAATTCCATCCAGTACACCGTTTTCGGGGCGACCGATGAGGGTGTCTTTGACCAAACCTTTGACCCATCTTTCGCATGAGCGTACAAACCCGAAGCCAGTTGCAGGCAAGTGCCGCAACGATTACCAACGAAACCGCCGCAGGCGCAAACACCGCCGCCCGTGTTGGTGGCCTATTCGATGACCTCGCAGACACCGCCACCTTGGACCGAGAGCGGGGCGTTGTCAATCGTTACATTGACACCCCGACCAACTGGACACCAACGCAAGGGCAGGCCGTTAAATTGACCGCAACGATGAAGGCGGGAGCGGTCAGCACCTACAACTTTACAAGCACAAGCTCGTCCATCACCTATACAGGCACAACGAGTGCGATGCTTCGGGTGTCGGTCAACTTGGTGCTATCGCAGGGCAATGGGAATCAAGTGAAAATCTACATCGCCAAGAATGGCACAATAATTGCACAATCCTTGGCTGACCTCACGCTATCGCACAACAACGGCCACGCCGTGTTCACCGAAACGGTTCTGCAAGGCGCAGCAAACGACGAGTTCGCAATCTACATCAACGCCGTGAATGACGGCGGGAGCATCGCATTTGAATCCCTATCCTTCACCGTCCACACGCTATGAGTATAAAGCAATCATTCACCCAATGGCTTGGGATTGAACACAAGGTCCCCGTGATGTTGGAGAACAAGGCGGGCAAGTACATCACCTACGGGGCGTTGAACGAGTACCCCTACTATCTGCTGGACAACTACCGCCGCAGTTCCAAGCACAACGCTATTGTGAACGGCAAGGTGAACTACATCGTTGGCGGAGGCTGGCAACCAGGGGAGAAAATGACCGTGGAGCAGCAGGCCCGCTACGCCAAGTTCTTTGACGGGTTATCCGAGCATGACGACCTCAACGACATCACCGAAAAACTCGTTCTTGACTTGGAACTATTTAACGGGTTCGCCGTTGCGGTTACATGGAACAAGATGGGAACCATTGCTAAAATGGAACACATTCCCTTTGAAAAAATCCGAGTGGACAAGGACGAGCGGATGTTCCAAGTCGCCGATTGGTACGACGATGCAATGGTGCGGTTGTTCCCGAAGATTGGCGATGTCGAAAAGATTCCCGCCTTTGATGCCGACAACCGCATCGGCAAGCAGTTGTTCTACTACCGAGTGTATGCTGCAGGCGTGAAGTCCTATCCCCTCCCCGAATACATGGGAGGCTTGGCGTGGATTGAAGCGGATGTCCAAGTGGCCAACTTCCACAACAACAACCTCCGCAACAACTTTTGGGGCGGGTACTTGATAAACTTCAACAACGGCATCCCAACGCCTGAAGAACAGGGCGACATTGAAAGGCAGATTAAACGCAAGTTTTCGGGGACCGATAATGCGGGTCGCTTTGTTGTGACCTTCAACGATGATGTGAGCAAGGCTCCCACTTTGGAACCGCTCACTCCATCGGACATGGACAAGCAGTTTGAAATCCTCAACAAGGCCATCCAATCGGAAATCTTTATCAGTCACAGGGTCGTGAACCCGATGCTATTCGGCGTGAAGACCGAGGGCCAACTGGGAGGACGGCAGGAACTGGTGGAGGCTTACGAACTATTCAAGGCTACCTATGTGAACGACCGAGTGCGGAAGGTGGAGCGGATGATGAATTACTTGGGTCGTTCAATGGCGTGGAGGGAATGGAACTTATTCCTGTTGAGCCCATTACGGAGCGACTATCCGAAGCCGCCCTGTTGC